ATGGGTGCATGGAGATCGAGTTTTGCAAAACGCGGGAGGTTTCCGAGACGCGTGATGGCAAGCACTACTACGAGTGCGACATCGAGGTGCGCGAAATCCGTGAGGTGGAGGATGACGATGACGTTGATGAACCTGAAGCCCCGAGTCGATCCTACAATGAAGCCGGGGACGCGCTCGACACGATAGCCAAAGCACTCGGGATGGCGAAAGACGAATAACCATGGGCTGCACGCAATGCGGATCTCCGACCGGTAACTGCGGGTGCTCAGGCAACCCGAACCCGCTTGATTCATGTAATCGGGATTTTCTGCAGTGCGGAAATCCGTGTAACATCGGCCTGGGCAACTCGGCCGCTTGCGAAAATCTTCCGTCTCAAATTCAGAATTTTTCTGACCAATTTTTCGGCACTGTCATCAAAACGGAAGTGGACGGAGTCGTAAAATGGTCGCTGCCGTGCGGACTTGATACTGGACTACCCGGCAATCCGCGCGCCGTCTCCGAGGGGCTCGCGTGCTATTTTCTCCGGCTGTTCGCCGATGGCATTACTGGACTTGTGGGTCCAGCAGGCCCACAAGGCACCGCAGGCTCGAACGGGCACAATGCGTATACCGTGCTACTGAAGTCTTTCACGCCCCCGAGCCAGGTCTCCGGCGCCGTTCAGATTCTCACCGCTTTCAATCCGGCGTTGCAAACAGGCATCTCCGTTTTCATCACCAATTCCGGATGGTACAAAATCACGCAGGCTCAGCCGGACGGCACGCTGTTCCTCACGCTCGAAGGACTCATAGATAACTCCCAATCGCCTGTAACCGCCGGTGCATTAGTCGTTCCGACTGGCGAACCAGGCATGACGGGCCCGCTCGGTCCGCAAGGAAACCCAGGTCCGACTGGTCAGCAAGGCCCGACTGGTGCCCAGGGCGTCCAGGGTCCGACCGGCCCGCAAGGTCCGCCAGGCACACCCGGGAATACACCGGTGCTCGCTTATGGATACCTGACCGGCCGCGACGCGGGTAATATGGAGGCCACAGTCGACGGTGCAGCTTACACCGCTGTGGATTTTGGGTCCGGCAGTTTCGGGTTCAACGCCGCCGATGCCGGGGCTTACATGGTCACCGTGGTTTTTTCGCTGAAGAACACCTGGCACGCTTCTGTTTTGAATGAGGGTGGTTTTATCAAGGCGAAACTGGTCAACACAACGGCCGCCGCAGATATCGCGGACAGCGAGCAGGTTTGGACTTTGCTTACCCCGACAACGGGCGATACTCACGCAGTTCCGAATATGACGTTGAATTGTATCTTCGTTACCACGAACCCTGCGCAAACGATTGTAGTTTACGCGCAGCGGAGTGGGGCAGTCTCTGATCCGTTGCGGATAGAGGTGTCTACCAGTCTCTCCTTTGTGAAAGTAGCATGAGCGAATGCAAAGATTGCGGACAAAAAAAGTTGGTGCGCACCACAAAAGGCGAGCACCATCCGATCGTTAACGGAAAACCGCTGACGAGTCGCCGCCAGGGCCAGCGGGTCCGTGAGGTTTCCGGTGTGCCGCAATACAAACTGATCATCACCAATCCATAATATGTTCCGCGTCGATGACGTTTATGCCGAGGCGAAGCAGATTCTCGGAGTCTGTGATGAGCCGAAACTTTTTCGCTGGATCGCCGACGCGGTGTCGCTACTCGTGAACAAGGAAGACCTCGAGGGCTGGAAAGGCTATCTCGACGTTTGCACCGCCGGCTGTTCATGCGCCGGCATCGGCAGCATTTGCAACAATCCTTCGGGCTGCGGCCGGAAATATATTACGCTGCCGAGGGAGGTCGATACGGTGCTCGGGGTCAACATCGGCGGACAGCCGGTGCTCGGGTATGGCCAGCTTTTCGAATTTCACCTCAACGGCCCGGGTTCATGCCGCACGATTTGCGAATGGAAGTGGGAAGACGCCGGTAAGTTCCATTGCACGTATAAAGACATCATCACGCCGGCGAAGTTGGTGGCCTTTCTCAGCACCGCAGAGGACAACAATTCTGATCTCATCGTTTATGGATACGACAGCGCAGGACAAGTGTTGCGACGAAACGAAAACAATCAGTGGATTAACGGATTGCGCATTCCGACTGTCTACGGAGTCGCCCTCCCCGACGACGGTGCCCCCCTGGTCGCTCGTATCACCGGCGTTTATAAATCAGAGACTGTCGGAAATGTCCGGTTGTCAACAACCGACGATTCCGGACCAACTGGAATTTTGCTCGGAATTTATGAGCCAGACGAAACCTTGCCCCAATACCGCCGCATCAAGCTGAACCGATCGTGCAACTGGGTGCGCATCGCTTTTCTCAAATCGACGCCGAAATTTGCCAGCCGGTTCGATCACATACCGCTGCGCAGCCGCATTGCGTTGCTACAAGCGATTCGTGCAGTCAAAGCTTACGACGACTTGCAAACGGACTCCGCGCATGGTTTCGAGTCCGACGCTGCGCGCATGGAGCTCGAGGCTCAAATGAAAGCCGAGCCGCCGGTGTATAACCCGCCCCAGGTTATCGACATGAGCAACCCGCGCGACAAATACGACTACGATATCCGGTGAAATGGCCAACGCATACCAACAATCAACCGCCGATGCGATCATCGATTTCGACGGCACCGCGTTCCGTGGAACCAAGTCCGATTGCGACCCTTCCCAGCTTCCGCTCGGTTATGTCTGGAACGGCATCAACATTCTCAACGTTGGTGGCGTGCTCTCATGTCGCCCCGGACAAGATTGCAAACTTACCTTGCCTGCCGGCCGTCTCCAGGGCGCCGCGTTGTTCCGGCCGGTAGTCGGAGTCGAACAGATCCTTTTCGCAGTCGACGGAAAAGTCTACGTCAGCCCGTTTCCTTTCGTCACATACCGGCAGTTGCCCAAGTTGCAATTCCTTCCGTATGCCGAGCAAATTTTCTGGGAGACCGTTTACCAGTCCGCAGAGCGAATTAACGAGTCTCTCGGGTCCGCGATAACGCTGATCCCGACGAAAACGTTGTTGTTCATGCAGGACGGCGGCAACACTGCGCCGGCCTGGTTTGACGGCAACGACGCGGACCACATTCGCGGTAATGCTTTTGATACCCCGGCCGGGGGGTCCATGGTCTGGGTGGGTGATCGTCTATGGATCTCAACGCGCAATTTCGTTCAGGCCAGCGATATCTCGAACCCGTTCAGCTTTCGCGAGAATGTTTATCTCGGGGGCAATTCCGCGTTCTATTTCTCCGGCACCGTCACCGGGATGGTGAAGACGCCGAGTGTCGAGGCACCACAATTGATGGTGTTCACTGCAACCGATGCGTCGATATTACAGGCGAACATCCGGCAGCGTGATGCCTGGCCGACTACGCCGGACTTTCAACGCGAGGTTGTGCAGGTAGGTGCAGCATCAAGCCGTTCGATCCGGTCACATTACGGCCAGATCGTCTGGATGAGCCCGACCGGCATTGCGATCTTCGACCCTGCGACAGCCGGCAAACTGACGGCTCGATTGCCCGCGCGCGACAACGAAATGCTGGTGTCGAAGTCGCGACTCAGCGACGATTTGTCCCTGGTGGCCGGGATATCATTCGGCCAGTTTTTTATGATGTCGGTGCCGGCGGATGATCAATACAACACGCACACCTGGGTGCTCAATCATGCAAGCTTTGAGACGCTGAACGATGACTCCGGCCCGAGTTGGTCCGGTTACTGGATCGGCACGCGACCGGTGGAGTGGGTCGCTGGTGTGGTCGCCGATGTGTCTCGAATATATCATGTCAGCGTGGATTACGACGGCGTGAATCGGCTTTGGGAGGCTTTTCGACCGAATCGCCTCGACAACGGATGCCCGATTACTTGCGGGATCGAGGGCCGCGGCATGTTCGGCCAAACGAGCCCAGCGACGAACAAATTGCCAGGCGCGCGTTGCCGGCTCACCTGGGCCGACTTTGCGTTTGCCGGTATCGAAGAGGATATTGATGTCGGTGTGTTTTACGCTGGTGGGTCTCGAGGCCAGTTTAAGCAAGTAATGCAGAAATTGGTCAAGGTGTCGCGCGGCAGTCTGAAGTGGGATAGGTTCATTGACATGGCGTCAATACTTTACGAATTCAAAGCGCAATCGCGGACGCTGCGAACCGAGGACGCGAATAAGCAGGTCATGAACTCCGAGACGGCGGCCTGCCCCGTCGAAAGAGAAGACAACGAGAACATCGACGAAAGCTTTCAATTTGCCGTCGTTTGGCATGGCCCGGCTACCCTCCGGTGGTCGAAGTCATTCGGAATGACGATCTCCGAGAAAATGTCCGGCGAGGGAGACGCGTGCTCCGCAGAGGAGGATTTCAACTCGGTCCGTTTCGACGGTGCTGGAGTGAAAACGGAAACGGAAGAGTCTGGCGCGTCCGAGCTCGCCGCGACTCCGGCGCAGTATTTCGTCGCCAGCAAGACAAAGTTTGTGGAGCAGGATGGAATCACCACATCCGGCGCGGGGTTCGCCACCAGTGTGGTGTCGCAAGGCGCCGCGGATCGAGTCGCGAATAT